GTGAACGCCAGGGAGCCCACGATCGCGTTCAGGGCGAACGACTCGACTTCGACAGCTGCGGAAACAAGGGTGCTGGCCATTTTACTAAGTACCGAGGAAATTTTTTACTGGCGCCTGGCCATCACGACACCGGCGATCACGCCGGCCACACCGAGGAGGGTCGTGAGGAGCAGCAACTTCTCACGCCAGTCCTGGGCACACTCGCATGGCCGACGCTCAATGTCCCACAGGAAGCTGACGATCGCTGCGAACGCGAGGAGGCTTGCGACGCCCACGAGACCCGCGAACGGCACGAGGTACTTGCCGTCCTTGAGCACTACAAACACGAGCGGCGCTGCAATAGCAAACGCGTACCAATACTTGAGGTACTGGCGGCGCCAATCTGCGCCGCACTGGCACCCCTTGCGCTCGAGGCTGATGATCCACGACAGTGCTATGGCGTTGATCACGAGACCTGGGGTGAAGAGCACGAGAGAGTTCATTAATTTTACAAAAGAAATTTTACTCATCCTCAAAGTCACTTTCGTCTGGGATGACTGACCAGTGGACCCTGTCGAACATTGGGCCTTCATCTTCATCCGAGTCGGAAATTTTAAAAATTTTAAATTCTGTTTTTGAAAAAGGGACTGGCTCCTTGATGGGCGTCCACGGGGCGTGGTCCCACGGGTCCCAGGGCTCAGGTCCCTCCATATGATTTTCGGGGGTAATCATTCGGCCGTCTGGAACGCGATCCGTCTCTGCTCGGCTTCTCCCGTCCCCATGTTCGACCTCGTCCTGAAACGCTCTTCGCGCGTCACCGACTTGAGATGGCCCCTAATCGCGTACTTTATCTGTTTGTATACGTCAGGAGACGAAAGCCCGGCCCGCCACGCTGTGAACCGAGGCCACCGCGCCTGAAGCACGGGGCTAACCTGTGTGACCATGACCTTGTGCCAGAACTCGGCAACAAACTCACCTAATCCCATGCACGTCACCACGCCGTCGGTCACGTAGAAAACTTCGTTCACCTTGACGTTCGGCACGACTGCAAACTTGTTCAGATCATTCAGAAATTTAAATACAAATCCAGACACATCACGGCATTGCACGTTCTTATCGAGAGCTTCGACAAGTCCCGTGAGGTCCAGATTCTCAATACTGGGCACTGTCCCTGTGCGTTTGCGTTCGTATACGTACTCGGTCGCCGAGCCGTCACACGGGTTCTTGCGAGCCAGGTGGCGATCGAGATGCTCTTTAGCCTTGGAGATGTGCAGAGGGTGTGTAAATACCTTCAGACACTTTGGACATTGTACAAAGTACTCTACAGGCTCCTCTCTGACGGGCGCGGGGACGGGTACGGGTACAGGCGGAGGGTCCACCCCATCAATTGTAGAATTTATGATATTTATCATTTTGGCTTCATCACCGATGAAATATTCCAGTCCTCGTAAATGTCTCCCAAACAATGAAGTGAAACTTATTACAATTTTTCTTTCATGTGTTTCTGTCCGATCCGACCATCTAATCATGACGAGTCGAGAATCTCCTGGATAAGCGGACATGCGCTTAATGCGTGGTCCTATTTCCTGCGATGTGCGCCCGACTTTATAAACACCATCCGCCATTTCCAAAAGGTATATGTACCCCATTTCTACTTATAGGTGAGTACTATTCTCTATCACATGACCTGTGCCGCCTTCTCAACGGCGCCTTTGAGTATGCGCTCGGCAGGCGTCTCGGGCTCCCACGCGTCCCACGTGTCGGCGCACTCGTTGACGAGGCGGAGTTTCTCGTCGTTCCCTTCATATCGGGTCCACTCGGGCTCGGCTTCCTCCTCACCCGAGTCGCTCGCTGACTCTTCACTGTCCGACTCATCGTAGATCTCCGGGAAGAAAGAGCCAATCTGATTACCCACGACGTACCGGGCCGCAAACTTCAGCCCGAGGCACACGTCCTGTGCGAGCACGCAGTCCCGCCCGCACGCCTTTGCGTAGTGGGCCGCGATGACCATTGCTGACTCCATAACAGGCAGGAACACGTCCATTTATTTTAAGGAATAAAAGAACTTTGGCCAGTTTCATCCATGTTGTCGAACAGTACACGAATCGTCTTGAAGCCGTCAACCTCGAGGAACTGGTAGTACCTGGCCCATATGGTGACGATGCGGTTCTGGGCTAGAGTTGGGTTCTGACGGGCCAAATATAAATCAAAATATTGATGTTTAAGGCGGCCGAAGTTTACGGCACCCGAGGGCCTGGGTGACTCGGGATCCAGTGAGAACGAGTACATATAGAATGGTCTGGCTGGCACGCGGGTATGATTCTCTATGAATTGGGCCGTCCCGAGAAGAAGATTCGTGCCTATGAGCGGGTCGAGGCGTAGCGCCTCGTTAAAGTATATGGCCATTGAATTCAACTGGTTGATATTTGAAAAATTATTAGAGTACGACGGTCCTGCAATGTTCGACGAGTCCAGCCAGTAGTCGAACCCAGTGGCATTCTGATTTTGCACGGTGAAGAAGAGCTCCTTGACTGGATGGAGGAAGTTGGTCATGCATCGCACGTTGGACGTACCGGCCGGAACCAAGTATCGAGCCCTCTGGACATTTTCCGAGAGGTAGACGGTCGGTCCGCGCTTCTGTATGTAGGCCCGCTCGCTTTCACCCAGGAACACGTACTCGGCCAGGAGGTTGAAGGTCATGGGGAACGTGAGGGTCGGGTCTGAACAAAAGTCTGAAAAATTGTTCAAAACAATTCTGACTTGCATGCCAGGGACGACGGGCAAGGCGCGCTCGAGCGCCTTGAATCTCAAGGGCACGACGTAACGCGACAATGGGGCGTTAGTGCCACCTAGTGCAGTTCCACCGATGAGGTTGGTCAGGCCCACTTGCTGACCCTGTGGCACTTCGACCTCATTTACGAGGGTAATAAACTCTCCCCAAAGACGCTCAATGAGCTGGTTTCCAATGTAGAGCTCGGCGCGCTCTATCATGAGTGCTCCGGCCGAGTCGTAAAAGGCGGTGCCAGGCGGTGCGCTCACGTCAAAGCGAGCGTACATGGCCGTCATGAGATCCCCGTTGATGGGGAGCGTGACGAAGGAGTCCGTGCCGTAGGTGGGCTCTCGCTCAAACTGCACATTGACGACTCGGGTTGCAAAGAGCCCCTGTGGTTTATATTGTTCCAAAAAGAATGTAATATCTGGCTGACCAGAAAGGATAATGTCGGCCCGGCCAAGTTGAGCGAGCACTTGGCGTCCAGCCATCTATTACTGTAGTGAGAAGTTTAGTCGTACATCAGCCCCGCGAGCCCGTTCGATATGCGAAGCACGTTGTATGACGCGGCAATGACCCTGAGCTCCTTGGTGTCGAGCGACGTTGTGTTGGGCAGGAAAATTTGAAATTTCTTTTGTTTTATTCTGCTCATGTTGATGGAACCGGATGGGCGGGGGTCTTGGGGCCGGCGCGACATGGAGTACATGTAGACGGTGCGATCAGGCTGGCGCGTGTGCTTCTCGAGTGGCTGGATCAGGTGCATGAATTGATAATCTGCGGTTGTTGGATCTATGAAATCTTCACCGTTGAACGTGATGGTCAGGCCGAGACCGGGATCCGAAACGTAGACGTAGGGTGTGGCCGCCTGGTCCTGCACGACGAATAAAATCTCTCGGACCGGTCCAATAAAGTCGAGATCTACGACGGTCGACTGCCCGAGATTGAACGTGGCGAGTTGCGTCTGGGTGATGATATAGTCGAGCACGTGACTATTCATCCAGTTGACTTCGGGGTCCGAAAGGTAGGCGTACTCTACAATCATGGATGTGGTGATGTTGGTCTGATTCACGACGGTGTTGTTCGCCACGAGATCCAAAAATGGCCTGAATGTCACGTAAATCTCCATGTCCTGGCGCTGTAGAGCGCAGACCGGTACGGACAATTCAGTCGCCCCGTAAAAATAGAATGGAAGATTCACAAAGTATGTGCGATCCTGTGCAGCGACCGAGGTGTCGAGTTTGCCCGTCAGCAGCGTGAGTCCCGTCTGGTTCTCTTCGGGGACCGTGAGATCGTTATAAATCTCAATCATCTCACCGGTCAAGGTTTGAATGAGCTGGCCGCCAATCTTGAGCTCGGCCTTTTCAACGAGATATGTCCCGACCGAGTCCACATAGTAGTAGGTGTTGGGTGCGGGTGTAGTGGCGCTCACAATAGTCACGTAAGCGTTCACCGACACGGTGGTTGAACCCGTGCCAACGGTCGTCACGTCGAGGAAGAAGACATTGGAGGTGTTGGTGCACTGGGCCATGACGTCGATGGTATACGGCCCTTGTGTGCCGATGCTGAGGGGGCTGACGGCGAGGTACTCGGGACTAACAGGTCTGGAATCCACGTAATTTTGATAGATATTTACATTCGAGACGTATGCGGAGGCTGTATCGAAATAAACCATAAATCGGTAATTTCCTTCTTGGGAAAATTGAATGTTTCCGCCTGAAGTCACTGAAATCTGACTCGACACGCCCACCTGATTGAACATGGTTGTGAAGTTGATGGGCGTCGTGGTCCCCATGGTGATGGACGCGGTAGGGATCCCAGAGAATAAAAGCCCACTTCGTTTGGGGTTCGTGCTCGTCGTGGCCGTCACGACGCCAAATTGTTCAGAAGCAAAAAATGAATTATTTGTGAGGGTCGCCGCGGCATCGGTCGTGAGGCTAATTCTGTACTTGTCATTGGTATTCCACACCTGCACGGGTAGGGTGAAATTGAGGGTCGGGCTTCGCGACTGGGTCGTTTGCCATGTGGTGATGGGCCCGACCGCCGTGTTGCTCAGCGTCACCGAGAAGATGTTGGCGCTGGTCGTGAGAAGCGTGCCTTTCAGGTGAAACAGACCCGTGTTTGTAAATTGGAAAGTATTTGAAATAGGGTTGACATTGAGACTCTGGATTGGTCCCGTGCGGGTCCAGTTTACGGCGAGATTAGACGTGGCGTTTACGAGCGTCTGGTTCGTGTTCAGTTTGTAAATTTCATTAATATCAGTAATTGAAATTTCAGTGCCGAGTGTGGAAGGCCCGATAGTCAGTGGAGTCGAGTTCTGCGTCTCGAGATCTATGAAATAGTACTGCGTCACGTCTGTACAAGTGATGGGAATGACCGCAAGGGGGGTCTGGGGCATGGGCATGACGATGAACTCATAGGCGTAGTCATTCCATCCCCACGTGCCGATAGGGTGGCCGTCGGTCGCCGAGTGACCGACGCCTATGCGCGTCACGGGGGCCGATACGTTCAGTGTGATGATGAGCATATAAGTACCACTGACGGCGAATCTGAATGCGCCACCTGGTGTGGGTAGGATGAGAGACTGGACGCCCTGTGGAGCGCCGAATTTACTCAGATTGAGAAACTGTGCCCACGTACCGGTTGAAGTGGGCAATATGGAATTGAGGGTGACGCTCGTGTATACGTTCGCCAAATAAGTTTCGGAACTATTCACGGATGACGCGGCGGATTCGGGGATCCAGCCCGATTGGGCGAGCGAAAAGTCCGCGTAGTTGCCATGGGTGCTTCCGGAGCTCACGTCCCACTGCACGGTGTTTGCAGTCGGTAAACGAGAATAATTTTGAGGGTCAAGCCCCCAGAATACGCCGATGGTTGTGGCGTCGGCCGTGTTCACCGTCACGTTGGAACAATTTTGAAAATAAAATTTTGTTTTTTGAGAATCATACAAAACCTTGGTGCCGAGGGGTGAGGCGGTGAGCCACGTTGCGATGGTCCCGGACGAGTACACGTCGAGCGTACCGGGAGTCACGAGATTTGGCGTTGTCAAGTTTCCGTTGAAGTAGAGATATGGAATGGGGCGTTGCTGCCCGACTGGCAAGCGCCAGATGTAGTTGGCCGATGCGGGAGCGAGGGCCGGGAGGTCCACCGAGAGCATTACGCTTCGCACAAGATCACCTTTATAGGGGATTCTGCATACGGCTTGAGACCCCCATTGAACCTGCTGCCCCTGAAACGGCACGCTGAACGCCTGAAGGCTGAATGGGGTATGGCGTCTATAGACGCCCTTAAAGTATGAAACGGAAGGCGCCCCCGTGAGATACGCGTCTTGTTGTCCGATGGCCGCGAGCTGCACTGCCCCTGCGGACATTCCTACTAAGTTCGGAGAACTTAATTCCCCCGTCAGGTCCGCGCTCTCTCGCGTCGCTGAATTTCACAGTTTACCTCAGGAATGAATATCCAATTGAAAAAATTCGACCCGAGCAAGATGGCCGACGACAAGGTCTGCGTATTCATAGGCAAGCGTGGTACGGGAAAATCGACGCTCGTGACGGACATTCTGTGGCACAAGCGAAAGATCCCTTCGGGAATCGCCATGTCGGGCACGGAGGATGGCAACGGGCACTACAAGCAGTTCATCCCGGACCTCTTTGTCTACGGGGACTATAACCGTGATGCGGTCGAGAAGATTATAGAGCGTCAGAAGCGGAACGTGGCGGCTGGCAAGGCGACGCCCGTTTTCCTCCTCATGGACGACTGTATGTACGACCGGAGTTTCATGCGCGACACGGTGATCCGACAGCTATTCATGAACGGGCGCCACTGGAAGATCTTCTTCATGATGACAACCCAGTACTGCATGGATATGACGCCTATGATTCGGACGAACGTGGACTATGTCTTTGTGCTGCGCGACAACGTCCGTCAGAATCGGGAAAATCTTTACAAAGCTTTTTTTGGAGTATTCCCCACCTTTGATCAGTTTTGTCAGGTGATGGACGCTTGCACAGAGAACTACGAATGCCTCGTGCTCGACAACACGTCCAAGTCTAATAACATCACGGACTGTGTATTTTGGTACAAGGGGGCCGTCAGGAAGAACTTCCGGTGCGGGTCGGCCGCCTTCTGGCAGTTTCACCAGCGCAACTACAATCCCAAGCACGTTGGAACGACGGGCACACCACTTACGCGCAAGCCGGGCGCGTCAGTGGTCCAGGTAAAGAAACTCCCGTCAAAGTAAATGGAGTCATTCGATGCGAGTGGTTCCACCGACATTACATCATCAATTCCCACAGGGCTTATTGATGACCCGTCGAATAACGGTGAAAAAAACATTGGTCAAAATCAAATGGCGGAGTTCTCCACTGCCCTTGATGACGTCATCCCCCCCGGTCCCTCCATGCAGATGCAGGACATGGCGTTCGGCTCGGTGAACGCCGGGTCCCCGTCCGCCATTGCCGCCCCGCCTCAGGGTCAGCAGCAGCAGGCGGCGGGCCGCAAGATTCCGTTTGGTCTGACTCCCGAGCAGTACATGGCGCTGCTCGCTGGCCTGGCGGCGGTCGTGGCGACCAGCAAGCCCGTGCAGGAGAAGGTGGCTCAGTTCATGCCCAACGTCGAGGCCGGGTCGGTCAGCGCCATGGCCGTCACCGCAGCTCTGGCCGCTCTGGTCTTCTTCCTGGCTCACCGTTTCCTCAATTAACTCTAGGTCTTATGTTCTCACCGCAGAAGGGGCCCAGATCGCCCGGTGAGTAGAGCCCTCGTTGGGCGCAATACTTGCGAAAATCTTTAAAATTTTTCCAAAAGGAATCCGAATGCTCGTATTCCCGAACCGTCGAGTGACACAGTTCGTGAATAAGCACGTGAACAGCGGTGTTAATGCGCGTCTCATCCGCCGCATCTCCGTCAAGACATAGGTAAATCTCATATCCCTTGTTGACGTTGTAGGCTATGGCCCCCTTTGACTTGTTCCAGTCGCACATTCCAGTCAGAATAACCTGCTTTTTCACGGGCTCCCAGCGAGGGTCCAGTTTGGGGTCGTCGCGGACAGCCTGCACGATGCTTTCGTATCGTTTACGCACTTCGACCATCATATCAGGCGGTCTATTGGTCGCCACGATGACTATTATGAGCGCCAGGCCGAGTGCCCAGATGACCCATGCATCCATCTGATACTATACTACTAATTTTTCCTGAACACAAAGCTCGAGTACAGATCCGACACGTGCCCGTTGGGCACCGGGAGCATGGGCGCCCATGAGAGGCACTGAAAACCGCGCGTGGTAAGCTCGTGCACGAGCACACCCGCGTCGAGCAAAGGCTCGCTCTTGGGCCCGTCTGCATAGAACGGCCCGTCCGTCAGGCCCACCCACAACTTGTCATCTTTGATTTCGAGTGTGTTTCCCAAGGGGTCCTTGAACTGGCCGCCCCCTGTGAGGAACTCGGCCCGCGCGAGTTCGGGCACGATGCCCATGAGGAGCCCCCGCGGCTTGACGGCGCGCCGGATCGCATCCAGTGACTCTTTTAAAGTTTGAGAATTTTCAAAAATATAGTGCAAAGAAAAGTTGTAGCACACGACGTCCCAAGACTCGGTGACGTTGCGGATGTCACCCTGGCCTAGGAACCGCACGGGGAAATTCATCTCACGGGCGCGCGACGCAGCCTCCGCGAGGGATGCGGGATCGGGATCTATGGCCGCCACGTGGGCCCGTACCGCCTTCCACTTGTGCCAGTCGCCGCCGCGCCCACAGCCGCAGTCGAGTACTATAGATCCGGGTCGGACCCATTTCTGGATGAGTTGGCGCTTATGGCTATTGTGCAACTTCCTGAGAGCCTCCATTGCATCTACTTAAAAGGATGGCTCACTGTATCTCTAAATGGGTTCTCTCGAGCCTGACTACCTCACGGTCCCAGGACAGGTTTTCGCGTGCGTCTCCTTTGTCGGTCCGGATTTGCCCCAGAAAAATGATCTTCTGGGAATGAAGATTCGCGGGTGCTTCCCGACCCGTGACGAGGCTGCCACGCACGCCAAGCGCCTGCAGAAGGAGGATGCTCTGGTGGACATTTACGTCGTGGACATGTACAAGTGGCTG